ACAATTCTAAATACATGGCCATTCTGAGAAAATCTGGTGGAGCATAACGTATTCCACTTTTAATAATGGCGTCTCGAGAGATTGCCTTGAATAACGATGGTTGCATCTGCGTAATATCGGCAATACCAGTGAAATTCACGAAGACTTTGTATGTGCCATGATGAACACCTGATTTGGCCTCAACATCTTCATATCCGGCTTTATAATAAATATCCGCCAGTTCTTTTGCATGATCGAGCGCATTATCTGAATAAAAGTCGTAGTCAGGGAGTTCGATGTCTTTATTATAAAATTGGGCGTCTTCTGGTAGAATATTATTGATTGCAGTTCCACCATAACATACAAGCTTCTTGTCTGCAATAAATTCTTCAACGATGGAAATAATTTTTTTTACCTTGGGATCACGAATGATTGATTCACCCTTCCTTTTTTCAACCAGGTCTACTGCTTGGCGCAAAATTTCTAGTTCTTTTTCGTCGTAGGTTACATCGTCGTCTTCTCCTTTGCTGTTTTTTTCATGAATATTGTTATACGGCATAACCCTAATGTAAATAATATGATGATATCTATCATATGATTAGATAATAATAGTAGTCATATTCTTCTGTTGTTTTTAATTTACAACGTAATTTTAACACCTCCGGCTGCCTCAGCCGGTTTAGATTCCATAGATGCCTTGGGATTGGGCGGTTTTGGCGCAGGAATCGTAATCGGAACATAACGCAAGTCCTCCGGTTTGAGAACAAACGCGTAACCCACTGACGCAAACTTGTCTTCATACGCTTTAAGTTTTTCATCACGCGCCTCTTCCTGAAAACACATGGCGACGATTTGACATCCCCATGCAAAGGGACCATTGTGACCTTCGTTGATAGGACGCCCACCCTTCTCTGGAAGCACTAGACACATATTCTTCTTATTCGCATCTTTGAATATTTGCGGATCACCTACATTTTTTACACCAAAATACGTATACTTGGAAAGAAAAAGCGAGTTCGAACTCATATTGATCATTTCAAATAGTTTTGTTTTTCGGTATACAGGATTTGAACCACACCGACTTACTTTGTGATATAATTTTTGCAAGATTGTCATACATTGTTATATTTTGCGACATCATCCGCATATGAATAATAAATGGATCGCCCGGATTTGGACATTTTGACGCCGAAAACACATAATTACCTAGCACCTCAAATGCTTCTGATACTGGAATATGATTATAAGTTTCTTTATAATTAAATGAATTCACTGATGATGACGCGATAACCGGTTGATTCTCTACTGAAAATACTTCAAAATCAATACATCTACAACCGCGCGCAATCACATAAAGAAATGCATCCATGCTTACATTCGAATTCTTGAATTTATCAGGATTAAATGCATTATACGCAGTTTTAATGTAGTAGTCACGCAATTTAAACTTCGACTGATTATCCGTTCTAGAAATCGATGTGATATTTTTATCTATAATATCCTGTGTATTTTCGTTCGCATTTGTCATACCTTCTTTGTAATCTTCAAGAATCGGTTGCGTCGACAATGACGACGACGACGACGACGACGTATTCGATGATGGTGTAAGATGATCTAATGACGTTGCAGCCTTTTTACGCTGATGTATCGTCATTTCATATTCCGGCGTATTTACAGTAAAATTCTCTGTTGAAAGAATTTCCGAGTTTTTTTTAAAGATATTCTGCGCTTCTGATAAAAGTGCACTACCTTCGTTTGTTAAATCAAGATTAGTATCTAGTGTGGCAGCTGCGTTAGCAACCTTTGCGGATAAGAAACCTTCATAGAGTACAGATTGTTTTTGATAACACCGGGTTTTAACCATCTCGGATATTTTCCATATAGCCAAACCAAGAATAATAATACCTATGAATATAAACTCTACCTGATATTCTTTCATTTCTAATTATATATCATATATATTTTTATATAAAGTTATTACAAGTAGAAGTATCAATCAATAGAAAACAACTAAAAATACTAAATGACTGGTGGGTTATTGAATCTCATTGCTACCGGCAATCAAAATGTTATTTTAAATGGAAACCCAAAAAAGTCTTTTTTTAAAAGTACATACCTTAAATATACGAATTTCGGTCTTCAAAAGTTTAGAATTGATTTTGACGGGCAGAAGAAACTGCGAATGACCGAGGAATCAAAATTCACCTTTTATATTCCGAGGTATGCAGAACTACTTATGGATACGTATAGATCCAAATGGTAAAAGAAATTGTGATTTCCGTCGGCGGTATGACGCTTCAAAAATTCACAGGAAATAATTTAATGGCAATTATAGAGCGTGATCTCGACGCAACAAAGCGTGAGTTGTATAATGAAATGACTGGTCATGTTCCCGAATTATACAATCCCGGGTGTTCTGGTGCTCGATTAAATCAATACCCAAATGCCTATCGAACAAGAAATATTTCTGGTGCAGAACCATCGATTCGTGGTCGTAAAATATACATTCCAATTAATGCATGGTTCACCCTTTCTTCAAAAATGGCGTTTCCACTTGTTTGTCTTCAGTATAATCAACTTCAAATCGATGTAACACTTCGTCCAGTGAAAGAACTCTTCACCATACGCGATGTAGGCGATCCAGTTAATTATTGGCCCGTCATCCAACCGGATTTCACAAACCCACTTCACCAAATGTGGCGTTTTTTATACCCACCACCTAATATCGATTTATCACAGAATGCATACCCGAGTATTCGCACAGATTGGAACGCGGATGTGCATCTTATAGCGACTTATTGCTTTCTCTCGGATGATGAATCCAAAGTCTTTGCTGCAAATCAACAAAAGTACCTCATTAAGTCGTATTATGATTGGACGTTCAATGATGTCACTGGAAGTAAGAAAATCAAAATAGAAAATTCGATGGGTATGGTATCGTCATGGACAATGTTCTTCCAACGAAGTGACGTGAATCTTCGTAACGAATGGAGCAATTATACAAACTGGCCGTATAATTATCTGCCATATGACATCATTCCTGCGCCAATTGATGACGACTGGCGACCATCGATGTTTAATGAGGATATTCGCCAGACCACCGATCTGCTTACGAATCTGAACCCTGAATTTGCAAATGACCGCTACTTCTTTGATAAAAATGGTCCGAAGAATGGAATTGGACCGGGGATCAACCCTCGGATCCATTCGATCTTCAACCTAGCGGGGCAATCAATATGAGCAAATTTAATCAAATCGAATTGGAATTGGTCACAATCTATCCACCATTAGATACTACAGCTGAAGTTAAAGTGATTTGTAATCCGAACACTCGAGAGATTATCGGTATAAATAAACCCAATGTGAATATTTACCTATATAATTACGATTTTCATATTCTGGAAGAACGATATAATGTTCTCACATTCGTATCAGGTAACTGTGGATTAATGTACGCGCGCTAAACCGCATCGATAATATTCTCTCGTATATATAACTTGAATCATTATACAATGGCGGATGATGATGATGAAACGAAAGACACTGGCGAAGAAGGCGCCGAAGAAGAAGAGGAGGAAGGCGGTGCATTTAGCAAAGTAGGCGGAACGTTCGGTGGAGATAAAAAAGAAGACGACGAAAAAAAAGCAGATTCATCTACTGATAAAACGAAACAGAAAGCCAAACCAACATCACTATTCGATGTTAACGCGTTAAAAGAATTCGGTTTGAGTGTTCTTACTCTTTTTATCGAAACGCTTATTATTTCGGTTGTCTGCGTAAACATACTCTTTTATTGCACGCCAGAAAGTATTCGAAACAATAATCTTAATCGTGAAACATTGTTTCCTACAGATAGAACAAAGTGGCCATATTGTTATACAAATGAATATACGTCATGTGAAAAAGAGTGTGACGATAAATTCGGCGGAATCGCAGATGACCCCAAACTTGAAACTTCTAAAAAAATATATCTGAAAGCAGCAATTCTTCTTGATACCTATGTCTTTAAATGGTTTTGTCTTACAAAACAAGACGTAGATATGGTAAAAGAAAGTGTTGAGGAAGGTGTCACACAAGTGAATTTATTGAATTGGGAATTCATTAAGGCCCGTTTTAAACAATGGATCAATAATGCATTTATATTTTCGTTTTCATCGGACCGCGCAATGTTACGAGCACTATTCGGTTATATTACCAAATTATCTCAAAATATACCGAAAGAATTATACATGGTCATTTCCCCACTGCTTATT